AGATTACAGAGAGTCACAGGCGAAACGGGACCCGACGTGCGTGTTCACATTCCGCGGACCGTAGGACGCGTTCACGGCGCGCGAACCAGCATAGACGCCATCGTCCCAGTACCCGCCAGCAAGAAGACAGATAGTTGTTCCATAACGCTGACCGAAGTTAGTATCGCCGGACATCTCGCCAACATCAAGACTGTCAGCCCATCCAGTGTTCCCAAGTCCAGCGGCATCAGCCAGCCACTCCCAGAGATTGCCAACACAGTCCCGCACATTCAAAAGACTGGTATTATAACCACTGATATAATCTGCATCAGCGTCAGCCGCCTCAGTTGCCGCTGTTTTTACTCTGGCCGTATTCGATGTTTTTGTCCAACCATTTACATTGCTGGCATCGATGCCTTGCGGGCTGCCTATAGCAGCCTGAGTCCATTCAGCATAATTCAGCATCCGCTTGCCAGCATTTTTGGCGCGTATTGCAAAATCATACCAGCACAAGCCGTCAGTTCCAGAAAGCGGCAGCTGGTCTATTTTTGAAAAGCCCAGCCTGCCAAAACCACCGCCACCACCGTCAGAAACCAGGTAAATATCAACCCATAGAGAGCCAGTCACAACCTCAACCATGCCGCCAATCTGATAAGTAGACGGGTCCGCAAGGCCCAACAGGTAACACTTTGGCATGTGCTTTAAGTCCCAGCAGGAATTCGGCACGAGACCGTCACTCACATCAGATATAGTGATTGAATTTCTGATTTTACCATAATGAAACCCTCCTATAATTTTGGGGGTAGTCAGGCCCGCGGGGGTTGTGGCCGAAAGTGATATTTTCAATACAGGAGTTTTGCCTGACGCAGGGACTCCTGCCCAAACATAATAGTCTGATCCAAAAACAAAGGCAGCGCCCGTGTCAAGGTCAGCAACACCCAGAGTCTCTTCTGAAGTGGTGAAATATTCCTCTCCGTCAAGAATTGCACGGAACGGAGGAACCAGAATCTCATTGCTTGACCCGATCTTTCTGAGACGAGAAAAGACATTAAAAAAATCAAGAGCCAGACGCTGCTCCATTGCTGCCATTGTCATCAACGGTGAAACAGCAGCACCCAGACCAGCCTTAAACTCATCGTCTGACTCATCAAATATGAGCCGGGCCTTATCCTCTCCGCTTCCCCTGTCAACCTCTATGCCTGATATACCGTCACCGGTAACTCCGGGGCCAGCTTCTCCGTCATTAAAAGTAACCACCTTGTCCTCAACCTTTAACTCTGTTGTCTTTATCTGGACAGTGTCACCGTTGATGGTCAGGTCTCCGCTGACAGTCAAGTCTCCTGTTATGGTTCCGCCTGATTTATCCAGCTTGTTTTCTGCCAGGGCATTGTCATTTGCATATAACTGGTCAAATTCAGCATTGAAATAACTCCCCAGGGCAGGTGTCCCGGTTGCCGGAGTATTGCCGTCTTTCCACTCGCGGGTTTTGGTTGGATTTGGTATAGCCATGTTAGTCCTCCAGTGATCTTATTCTGTATTTTACGCCTGCTGATTTAATAAACGCCATAATCCTGGTAATGTAGCTCAAAATATCTGTGTCAACAGTATCATACAAAACAACCTCTATGAAACCAGGCTGAAAAACCGTTCCAGAGAGAAAAAACGAGCCGTCCAGGTAAAATGATCCGTCCAGGTACGTCTCATATGGTGAAATTTCACCGTCAGGAGTCGCGCCAGACATAAATGACGACCCGTCCAGATACATTGTCCCGTCCGTGTAGACCCTATCGTCAGCATAAAGCTCATCTTCTGTGGCAGGCGTCAGATCCCACACTCCCACAAAATCATCGCCGGCAATCGCCCTGAGAACATCCTGCAAAGACGGGATTGAACCGCCACACAATAGTTTCTGAAGAGCAACAGCCAGATGAAGAGCATAGGCAGGGTCGTCATTTCCATCGCGCTGCTCTCTCAATATTTCACCTATGAGGTCAAGAACCTCTCCTGACTGCTCCTCGACATCCCGCACCAGGCGAAGGTCTTCCAGTACCGCATCAATCTCATTAAACTGGGAAGCGTACAGCCCCCAGAGCTTCTGATTATTTGACCCGTCCTTCCTGGTATAGACCGAGTCTGGTATCAGCTGTAAAAGTTCATTATAATTATATGTCATGATGTAACCACGCTCATCATACTGGTATCAGACCAGGCTCTTTGCCTGGGCAGAAAATCAATATTGTCAGAACCCGCAGGGGCCGGGGCAGTGCCCAGTCTCACACTTATTGAATCTATCCCAGGGATTGCAGACTGAGCAGCAATCAGCTTCCAGGCATAAACCGTTTCGGATATACCGACACCCTCATGCTCAACAAAGAGGTCATCAATGCCGCCGATATATTCAACAGCCTTTCGCTTCATAACGATTTCATTCTCTTCTGACCACTCGTCATTTGTCTCAATTTCATATATCACATATACATTCACGTTTTCTGGTCTTGAAAACAAAATAGTCCGTTTAATCCCCTGGTTGTCAATAACGACAACCTCTTCAGAGCCATGAGTATCAATACCGCCAGCTTTTTTCTCAAATATCATTTCGGCAACGTCAGTGTCATCGCCCCCCTGGACAACAGCTTCAATGCTCTTAGGGGGAAGACCGTTTGCATCAGTCGCATTACCGGTATTTTCAAACACTGTGGCGGCAACGACAGACTCAACATTCATCAACGCTGCATAAAGGGCAGGGACAGAAGAACCTGTCGCAGCCGGAAGGTTTGAATATCTTTCGACCAGCTCATAATCAGACTCAATATTTCTACCGCCGCTTGACGGAGACGGGTTTGTGACTTCATCAACCCCGGAAACAGGAGTCTTTATGGATGTTATCATACCACTGGCAACAAGGCCCACAGTCCCAATATCCATGCACCGCGCCAGCACATCAGCAGTCCCCTCGCCAGAAACAACCGTGTCAACCACCGTTTCAAAAACTACATTTTGGGCTGTTTCAGCCTGTGTACCTGCCGGTATCGGAGAGCCAGCAGTTCCGGTGAACCGCAAAGTCACATCAGCATAGGCAGCAGGCTGACGGGAAACAAAACCAAGCCGTGTAACCCTGTCAAGATTGACACCCTCAGAAGTAGTCAGCCACATGGCATAATAAACATCTTCAGCGGTCTGCCACTGCCGGTCTATCGCCCAGGCCATAAGTTTTATAAATACACCCAGAGGACTATCATCCGACAGGTCAGCCTCTGCGCCAAAATATTCACCAGAAAGAGCCTGTTCTGACAGCTCCTCAAGTATCGTCTGGTATGGCTTTCTTACAAAGCCCTGTGCTGTTATGCCATACATACAGTGCCCCCTGTAGTCCCATATTTAGTCTCAACCTCGAACGATATTTCAATTTTTCTGAGACTTTTGTTGAAAGTAACCTCAAGAGACACAACATTTGTCACCTCTGAGTCTGCCTTTAATATTCTTTCAACATTTGAGCGAATCAGCCGTTCGCTCACTGATTTTTTATTATAAATTTCAAACCACGGAATCCCCCGGTCAGGATTAAAATACCACGACCCCTTATCGAGACGCAGGGCATTCATAAGACGTTGTCTTACGGCCTCATTGCCCATAAGCAAAACGGGAGACCCTGAGTCAATGACCAGATCGCCTTCAAGTATCTGTAACGTTTTCATGCAATACTCCCGGGCCCGGAAGTGGCCCCGGTGACAGGCCCCGCAGGAGAAGTTCCCGTGATAGGTATTCCAGCAGGGACCGTCCCTGTTTTCACATACGCATCAATAGCGTCAGCCATTTGCTGAGCCACATCTGCCGCCGATTTATCTGATAAATCCTCAAAAATTGCCTGTAGTGATGTTTGAAGAGTCGCCTTATTAAGTGCCATAACTTTCTCCTTATCATGACCCGGTTACAGGAGGCCCAGAAGGACCGACCCCAGTCGGGTGAGTATGAGTTGACAGATTGACAGGCCCTGCCGTTTTCATGGCAGTCACCTGGCCGTCAGCCTCAATTTTCCCGGACGCCGAAACGTCTCCTGTTATTTCAACATTGCCGGTAATCTTAATTACCGACTCCTGTATTTGCATCAATGCCCCGCCATCCTTATGGCCTATCAAAAGCCCCGGCTTTGACATATCTGACGGAGACACCCAGTTTGTCTGAGCAACCCCCGAAACCACAGCCGCAGACTCCCTGTTAAAGGTTGCCCCTTCGGCTTCGTCACTTCTGCCGGTCAAGCCCTGGGCAATATCATGAGTCGCAAAGGTCACCCATACAAGATCACCCCTCTGATATTCGGGCCGCACATAATACCCACCTGCATACAAATACATAACCGGAATACCCGGTATAACCGCATAATCACTGCCCGTTGTATCGCCAGTGGCGGTGTATTTAATCAGCGGTTTAACGTCAGCCCGCATTGTAGACAGGTCATGCTTTTCGATTTTTCCTATACAGCCTATTATTATACTCCGGGATCGCCGGTCAAAAAAATCGTTTAACAAATCAATCATTTCACTAATCATAACGCCTTTGCCTCAAATTCAGTGCGTGCATTCCCAGGCGAAAAAACATGCTTGCCTTTTAACACCTTCAAGTTGACAGTTTCATTGCCCTGCTGAAGCACCACGATTGACCCTCCCTGTATCTTGTACATAAAGAGCCCTTTGACCTTATATCCCTTATCTGTTTTTGTAGACTCAATCAATCCTGACCCATGGTTAAGCACAACAGCGGTCACACTGCCGGCTCTTTCAGACAAAAAAGAGGCCTGCCCATTTCTAAATGCAAAAACACTCTTTGTATCTTTCGCGAGTCGGTCCATGACCGTTTTCAACGGGACCCCGGAGAATGCCAGACCCTTGTCATAGGCCTTTTCCTCGCCGAAAAGCATCTCTGAAGCAGTGACACCGGCATCAGACAGAATCTGAGTAGCCACCTGCCGCGCTGTAATAAATGACGACCACGACTTATTGACAACAGAATTAGACCAAAGAGAGGTCTTGTCGGCAATGGTCATTTCAAGAGTCCAGTCAGATGCCTTTTTTACTGAATATTTTATTATTTCACCAGTTACACAGGTGCCATTGTCCTGTTCATAGCCTGCCGATATGGTAATTATGGGATATTTATTCCCTTTCTTTTCACAGGCCGTAATAGTCTCAGGAGCAGGGTTCATCACTTTGGCCTTTGTTTGGGAGGGCGCTGTCAAAGAAAAGCTGGTTTCAAATTCCAGCGTCATGGGCGGATATTCCAGCACCCGCCCGCCTATATTCATTGAACATACCCGCCTGTATAGCATCATTTAACACATATCCTCACTGAATCAAAGTTTTCAGAATCTATTCTCTCAACCTGCAAAATCTCTCTCATGACATCCTCAATAATGAGGGGAATCATCTTAGTATCTGAATCAATGCCAGACACAACAGCATCCAGAGTATTTCTGCAATAAGTCAGCTTTCCTGAAAAAATACACACATCGTCACTATCGCAAATAATAACGGTATAAATATCAAACCGGTCATTATAATACAGCGTGACCCCATAGTTCGCCCCGTTTATCTCAAAGGTCTTCTGAACCGGTAGTTCATCATGTGAAAACGGCAAATATTCAAGGTCCATGGCTCCTCCTCTTTACCCGAGCATCTTCGACAAAATAGACCGGCTCTTTGCAGCAGCTGAGGTCTTGCCTGTTGACGTTTTCCCCTTTGCGCCAGCTTTCTTAACAGGCTGGGGCAGGTTGACGCTCATCATTTGCGTATCTGCAATAGTTATTTTCCTGAGAGACAGAGTCACCTCAAGACCAGTCCCCTTGTCAACACCACGGCCTATTGACATGCTTGAAATGACAACGTCCTCCACATACATGTCATACCCTTTCTTGAAAAAACCGCTAAAAACTGGCCCGCTATAGACCAGCAGCTCGCCACTCTCATGCCATTCTTTTAACTGTGTGACCTTTTCATCCACACTCTTGTCAGACCCCAGCACCAAAGACGCGGCAGAGGACATGAGGTCATTCTTATCAACCAGAAAAGTGGTGACTGAAAAACTGGCAGGCTGAGCATGAACATGGTCGCTCACCTCAGAGCCGTTTTCAAGAGCATGAGAAGCCACACTGGCAGAATACGATTCGCCCTCTGAAATAATGGGACCCAGAATAAGCTCTTTAAGTCCGGTTTCAGAATCATACAGCATGGCAGGTGTACTGAACAATAAATTTGAAAGTGACATCAGCCAACCTCCAGACCAAGGCCGGCACGAACACCGCCCTCAAGGTCTTCGGCAATCTTGCTGATTACCTGTGTTACAATATTCTTGATATAGTCGCCATCTTCTTTACTTACCGGGCCATTGAAATTGAGAACCGGTGATATAACAATGCCGCCGCCACCAGAACCAGAGCCGCCTTTTCCACCGCCGGTTGTTCCTGGCACATCGGGCAGCACATAGCCGTCACGATCAGGGGTGAAAAGCTCGGGGCCTTTCTCACCCACCAGATAGGTCTTGCCCATGTCAACCGGACCACCGGCAGCACGGGCACCGGAAACTGGATTAACAGACCCAGAGATCTGAATTGATTTATTCTGGTCTTTGCCAAACAGAAAGTTCCACACCGAGCCAAGGGCATTCTTAATCTTTTCGTATGCAGCCCTGAAAGGCCAGGTGATTATATCAATGATTTTAGCTCCAAAGGATGTAATAGCGTCGATAACACCAGACACAAAGGATGTAACGCCGCCCCAAACCCAGGCAAAGAATTCTTTGATTGAATTCCACGCACTTGAGGCAAAATCGGCAATTACAGACTTGCCTCCGGTAAAGGCCTGAACAAGATCATATATAACAGCAACAATAAGGGCAATGACTGCAATTATCGCAAGAATTGGCCAGGTTGCAGCAATAACTGCAATTGCCATGCCGCCGAAAGCGATAGTCGCCTTGACAACCATGACAACAAGAAATATACCAATCACGCCAGCAAGAACCTTCAGCACGGTCATTGCCCCTTTGTGCTTTTCCAACCACGGGCCGATGATTGCATCACCGCCCTTGAACCATGTGTACAGGTCCTCTACAACAAGAATGACTGCCATAATTGCAGCAACAATGGCCACATAGGGCAGCATAGCTTTTATAGTCGCCCATCTGAAAACATTGAGCGCTCTGACAGCGTTAAATATTGCGCCAGCAAACAGAACACCTATAATTGGCGTTATTACAAGCAGGGCTATTTTCAAGACATTCATTGCAGTTTTGTTGTTTAAAATCCAACCGGTCAATTTAACGACCTGCTCAAGCAATGGCTTAAGCGCCTCAAGTATCATCATGCCAAAAGACCGCTTTACATTGTCAATATTGCCCACCAGTGTAGACCACAATCCGATTGCCGTTTTTGATTGTTTATCCATCATGCCAAAGAAAACACCACCTTTCGATGTCATGCTGGCCATGGCATTTTCAAGTTCCTTAAAGCCAATTTTACCGGCAGAGGCCATCTCAAAAATCTGCTTCTCGGTCTTCCCCATGGTTTTTGCCAGCTCCCCGTATAAAACCGGAACCTGTTGAAGCATCTCATTGTCAACTTTATTCAGGGCGTTTGCCTTACCAACCATTGCGGCAAGAGAGTTGTAATCTTTCCCAGTACCAGCGGCGACATCACCCACCTTCTGCATAAGAGGAATCAGGTCTTGCGCCTTGACTTTAAACTGAAGCATTGTTTTCGCAGCTTCATTGACCTGCCGAGGCTCAAAGGGGGTGATATTTGAAAACTTATCAAGGTCTTTTAATACTGCCTTTGCTTTGTCAGCATGTCCGAGCATGACCTCAAAGGCAACGGTTGTCTGCTCAAAATCTGCCGCCAGTTTGACAATTTCTTTACCGGCGCCGAAAATCTTAGTCAGCGCCCCGGCTGCCAGAACTCCGTTAATAACCGTCCCAAACTTTGAAATCTCCCCTGATGTTTCTTGTGTCTTTTTCTGGATGTCACTCATCGCAAACCCGTACTTGTTCGCAAAGCCCTGGACTTCCTTTGCTCTGCGGGTTTCGTTAATCAGGTCTTTCAGGTGTTCTTCAGACATACCTATCTTTTTGGCAGACGCCACCATCTCTTGTTCAAGGTCAGTCATGCTGCCGGCAAAAGAGTCAGCTCCGCCCCTGGCTTCTTTCATGCCTTTAATCCAGTCACGCAGCTCGCTGTCTGCATCACCTGACAGGTCTATTTCAATGCCAAGACCCCTGATTACATCACTCACAATGCTGCCTCCTGCTTCGCCCGCTCTGTCGCCAGTTTTTCAAGGTCTGCCCGGCGGTCCATAGCGGCGTTCAGCTTATAGACAAACAGGGGAGTCGATTCGTCAAACTCCCGCTGTGTCAATTTCACCACCCCATACACGATGGGGCGCCAGTAACTCCAATCCTCTTCAACATCACAACTTATCTGCCGCTTTATCTCCTTCTTTGAGGGCGGCCTTGTGAGATCGTTCCACCGGAGCGTCAAGGTCCCCGTCAAGAAACCTTCGGAGCACACGGCCCCAAACCCCCAGTTCCTTTGGTTTTACCGTGTCAACCGCAGGCTTAAAGCTGTGGTTTTCCGGTATCACGCAGTATTCAAAGGCCTTGTCCAGAAACTTTGCCAGGTCAACGCCTTCAGTGATAGAGAAGAACTCTCTCTGCCAGTCCAGATATATTCTGTTACCCGGATGCTGTAGACGGTAGCTTTTACCATCTACAAATCTGATAACAGAAACCAGTCCATCCTGTTCGCTTGATAATACTGAAATTGTACTCATAGTAATTTCTCCTTGTTATGCTTCAGGCATTGCCTGTCCCATCCATTCAGGGGCAAGAATCTTCCATTCCCTCTTAGGGTCTTCAGCGCCAAAAGTAATGCTGGGTTTCTCAGAAAACCTGCACCCCGTGGCGCCGCCAATATATGCGCCGGCACTGGTGTTTTTCACCATAACCGCAAAGCTGGTGGGCAGCTTGCGAAGAGCATCCAGAACCTTGTTCGATGGAGACTCCTCTTTCAGCGTAAAGGTGATACTGTGACGGTCATCATTGACCTTTGAGAAACTCACATCACCGTCAACACCCACAAAAGATTTCATGTCCTCTTTTGTGACTGGCTCAATTTTTATCTTGTCGCCGTCTGCAAATCCGGTAATATCAAGGCCGTTTACAATCAGGCGAACATCCTTCGGGTTATATAAATCACTCATCGTGCATCCTCCTTATATGGTGATAGTTCCTGAAATTTCAGTGGCATGTACAGCCCCGGCAAGAACAAAGGTGAATTCAATACCGGTCCATTTACGGGCAGCTCTGTCATTGGCAGGAACTTCGCTCCGTGCTGGAATGGTAACAGTGTACATGTACTCGCCTTCATCAGAGAGCTTTTTGTCAGCCTCGCTCACTGCCTTTGCAATAATCCCCTGCTTGCCTGCCTGGCGAAGCACATCACGAATAGCCGACTCCATCATCGCCGCGCCGGTATTGTCGAAAGGTATCTTGTCAGAGCGAATGTTAAGCGCGAAAAGAGCTTCGCCCAGACGGGCCTTAATGTAATCACGGCTCATAATAACATCAATGAACTCGCCTCCGGTAGTAATGCCTTCGTCAGCATAAACAACGCCGCTGCGCTCGGACAAAGTCTGGCCGTTGCCGTCACGGATGGCGGTCAGCTCAGTGAGGGTAAAACCGCTTGCCGTAACCCCTGTGGGGCTCTTCCACTTCCAAGTGATAGACCCAATTTCTCGGGGAAAACAGATACCTGCCCAGGCAGCCTCGGGAAAATCCTCTGCACTGTCG